CAGAGGAGGGACATTCGGGTAGCAGCGCCCCCTATACTATTAATCTGTTCAAGAAACTGGCGATGTTTGAGCCGCTTGCACCGTTGACTGGTGAAGACTGGGAATGGAATGAAATCGCAGATGACCGCACGAACGGCGTGACAGTCCATCAGAACAAGCGACTGAGTTCAGTGTTCAAGCAATCTGATCAATTCGATGGGAAGCCTTACTGGCTTGATGCAAAAGTCTTTTGGAGCTGGGTATCTCATCCAGACATCGATGATGGTAAGATGTACAAAAGCTACTACACGAGTTATGCCTCTAGACAAGTAATTGAGTTCCCTTGGACTAAGCCAGAACATCCAGAGTATGTGTTTGTGCCAACTGATGAATTTCCTAATGAAGATTTACCTTAAACGGAATTTTTTACACCATGAAAAATAGAAACGGCATAGAATATAATTTTATCAAAGTTAATGAAAATACATTTCAATTCGAAATGAAAGAATCTGAAATGCAATATTGTCGCTATGGTGGACTAGAAGGACAAGAAAGACTTGATTACAATAATCTTGGCTTTTTTGATCCTTCTGGAGGACCGTTTATCGGCGTTGGTGGCAAAATTTTTGGTAAAACTATTTCGCGAATTTTTTTAGAAAACGAAAAAATTTATATGGAAACACTATGAAATTTCGTTCTGCAATCGGTGATCAATGTGTAACTGTTTACACGACAGACAATCGCTCATTTAGAGTTTGGAAATCTTCAATGATTGAACTTTGGGATGAACGAAATCGAGTCTGGAAATATGCATATGATTTATTAGAGACTGATAAAAAAGAACTTCTTGAATATGCAGAAAAACATTTCTTTTTAACCAAAGAAGTTAGTCCGTTTAGCGAAAAATATACAGATGTAGTATCTAATGGTGGCATGGATCCTAGGAACAAAAATTTGTAAAAAGTTCTTGACATGCTCTATGCTATAGCTTATACTTCTATCATTGATTAACGAACAAGGAGTATTATCATGGAACGATACACTCAAATCATTACGATTCAACGCTGCTTGGTTGGCGAGTGTGAGCATGAAGTTACCGTTCGTAACATCAACGGTCAATATCATGTGCGTGTTCTGCTTGATGGCGTAGTGAACCAAGAAGCCGTTTGCAACAAAATTGATATTGGCTGGACTGCACGTAGTCTGCTTCGTTGGGAAGACAAGTGCGGAAACATTAGTCAATTTGCGAGTGCTGCTCGTGAACGTCACAACCGCAAAGATTATGCTTGATACTTAAACGTGTTAAGCATAATCTTTTATTTTTACTAATAAAAATGTATAACTTCGACGATTACAATGCATTTGCTGCAAAAATGCATGAAAAATTTCCAAAGATTTTCTCCGAAAAATATGGTGGATTTTCTATTGGTCCTGGTTGGTGGCACATTGTTGAGAGTTTGTGCAATCATATTCAGGGATACATAGATTATGTCAATAAACGAAGAAATCTTCTTCTAGAAGATAATCCACACAATGTTGCAATTCCAGACGAAGTTCCTCAAGTGATTGTGGGACAAATCAAAGAGAAGTTTGGTGGATTACGTTTCTACTATGATGGCGGAGATGAGAAAATCGATGGAATGGTACAACTTGCAGAAGCATGGGCAGCGCATACATGCGACGTTTGTGGTTCTAAAGGAAAAAGTCGTGCTGATGGATGGATCAGAACTTTATGTGATGAACATCATGAAGAAAGGAAAAATAAATGAAAGTAGTAATTAATAGATGTCATGGTGGTTTTGGACTTTCTGAAAAATTCTGGAAAAGATATGCAGAACTAAAGAACTTTGTTCTTGTTATAGAACCACATACGTTTTTTAAAGCACAATTCTTTAAACTTGAAAACGGTATAAAGACAGATCTATGCGTTCGCGAGATAGAAAGAAATGATCCAATTGCTATTCAAGTCATTGAAGAAATTGGATGCAAAGAAGCATCTGCACAATATGCAGATCTAAAAATTGTAGATATTCCAGATGATGTTGAATGGACAATCGATGAATATGATGGATTAGAATGGGTAGCTGAAAAGCATAGCACTTGGTCATGAAAATAGCATTAGCATCAGACCTGCATTTAGAATTTGAAGATTTGATAATCAAGAACACAGCGTCTGCTGATGTTCTTGTACTGGCTGGTGATATTCTTCTCGCAGAAGATTTACACGATCATCCAGCGCCTATAAATCCATATTCATCAGACGAAATCAAAAAACTCGGCAAAAGACAATTAAAAGCACATCAATACAGAGATTTTATTTCGCGATGTGCTTTTGAATTTCCACATGTTGTAGTAATTGCTGGTAATCATGAATTCTATCATGGTCGATGGAATCAAAGCATAGATCATCTATACGAAGAGTATTCAAAATATTCAAATGTACACTTTCTAGAAGCAGATAGAGTAGAGATCGATAATGTTCTGTTTATTGGAGGAACACTATGGACAAATTTGAATAAAGAAGATCCTCTGACAATACAAGTTATTAGAAATTCGATGAATGACTATAGTCTTATTCGAGACGATGTAAATGGATTTTCTAAACTTGTTCCAGCAAAAACATTATCTAGACATAGAAAAACACTTGATTTTTTTGATAAAGAAATCAAAAAAGCTATTGATAAAAAAATTGTTGTAGTTAGTCATATGGCACCAAGTAGTTTAAGTATAGCTGAACAATATACAAATTCAATTGATAATGCTGCATATTATTCTGATTTGAGTGAATTCATTCTAGATCGTCCTGAAATCAATCTTTGGGTTCATGGACATGTTCATTCGCATTTCGATTATATGATAGGCAATACACGAGTTTGCTGTCATCCACGAGGATATGTAGGATATGAACGAGGATCACAAGAAGATGATCCTTATTGGCCAACAATTATTGAGATTTAAAAATGAATGCAGTGAAAATGTTTTTAGCTCTTGATTTAGAACTAAACAATGCTAAAGATGGAAGTACTAAAAATCCTAAGATCATTCAAGTCGGTGTAGCTTGGGGATCTTGGGATCATTATGTTGACAACAGTATACAGACGAAAAAATGGTATATTGACCCTGAAGAACCAATATATCCAGAAATAACACAACTTACTGGCATTACAGATAATGATATTAAGGAACATTCAGTATCTCATCAAGTAGTTGCTGAAGAATTATCAGAAATCATTACGACAAATGCAACATTTGTTAATCCTGTGACATGGGGCGGCGGAGATACGACAGAATTATTAAATGAATTTCATGATAGAGATATAAAATTTCCTCATTTTGGTAGACGCTGGATCGATGTAAAAACTTGGCATTTATTGTATATGTTAAGTCAAGATAAGAGCATCACTGGAGGATTAAAAGGTAGTATGTCTAGACATGGAATTCAATTTCAAGGAACAGCACACCGTGCTGATATAGACGCATATAACACATTAAGATTGTTCTTCAAGATATTGGATCATCAAGATCGTATAAATTACTTATTAAAAATTGCAAAAAATACCTAAAAAATGAATCAACTAATTAATTCTTTAATTGAACAAAGCACAGAATATATGACAGATACAAGTCGATATTCGTCTAATGTTAAGTTGCCACATCTTGACAGATTAAAATTAATTAGACTTGTTGTAGAAGAATGCTGTAAAAATTTAAATTATAATGACGTTTCTTTTATTAAACAGAGGTTTGGTTTACTATGAGTAGAATTATTTTATCGTGTGGAGATGAGGTCGATGATTTCGATCATACATATAATGTTATGATTAAGTCAACGGATCGTGAAGGAAATAAAGCAATATCATACAAAGTTGTATGTGGACCTTGTGAGGACATGTATCGTCAACGAGGAGAAATATTTGATCATGAAAATGCAATGAATGCATGGTTGCAATCTGAGAGGTGGTAAAAAATGCAAACGCCCGATACATGGCAAGTTGTTAAAATAACAGCAAACGATACCGGAGATGTTCATCATCGTCTTATGTGTGGATGGTATGGTGGATTTCTTGTCGGCGATAGTTGGAAAATGAGTTCTGGAATAGAAAAGATAATTGAGAAAACTGCTTATTGGGAAATTCCACAGACAAGTGGAAGCATCTATATATGTCATAAAGGCAGTGAGAAATTAGGCAACTATGCAGCAGGTATGCTCAATCACTTGATTAAAACTGCAAAAGATGTTACAATAGAACAAGTAAAACTAAATGATATATTGGAGCAATATAAAGATGAATGATGATCTTTCTGAAGAAGAAATCGAGAAGCGACGAAAAGCACTTGATGCGCTTCATGAGTTTGGCAATTACTTTCAAGAAGCAATGAAAGAAATTGAGAAAGAAGAAGAATCGTGGTGGGATTCTTTGACAGAAGATCAACAAATTTCTGCTCTATGCTGCGTTTCTCGACGAATACATAAAGGTGATATCGAAGATAATGGCACATATCGATATGTTCTTTATAATGTATTTGGTTTCAGTCAAGATGCATATGCTCGTGCTCAAATGGCAGGATATCTAGATATTCATAATGCAATTGTATCCGCTAATGGAGAACGTATTATGTTAGAAAGATTCTGCGATATGAACAATATTGAAAATTCAAAAGAATTAATTGACAAATACATAGAAAAAGTTTGGGCATGAGATACTATTCATACAATGAATATGATCCAGATCATCCTGATGAAGGATATGTAGTAACTCTATCAGAAGATGATATTAGAAAAGAATATTATCCATATTGGTACAAAAAAATGTGTGATAAGTATGAACAGGCTTATGTCGATGAACACTATTCTTTTGAAGATTGTTTAGAAGATTGGACAATTGTTCATTGGGCATGGGAAAGTAAATGATTTCATTTCTATTGAAGTTGCTAGGATATTTTTTTGCAGTGCTAACAACTTTGTCGATAACTATTTTGCTTATCATTATTTTTTCTATGGTGTACGGAATTTTCTTTAGTGCTATATCAACATAATATGTGAAAGGATTTATTATGAATGTGCGTCGTAACTTTTTAAAACATTTCGGTCTTCTTGGTGCAGCCATTGGTGGCGCAGCATCGGCTAAAATCGTCATTGAAGAAGAGAAAAAGTCAGTGAATGATATTAGCCATCTTGCTCCAGACGATTCACCAACTCTTGTTCTTCAAGGAAATCGAAAGCCAAATCCTCAAGAGTCACAATATCCTGGATATGTTCTGACTTTTCCGCAAGAGTATCAAAATGAAGTACATCTATCTGTAGGAAAAGATAATCGACTTTGGATTAAATCTGATAATGTTTGGAAAATAATTTCCGTTGATTAAATGATAGAAAATTATGGTAGTTAGAATTAAAACAATTTATCTTGATATGGACGGTGTTCTTACCGACTTTGATAAGAAATGGTTCGAATTATACTCTGAACATCCTAGACGATCTAAGAACAGAAACAACTGGAAGAATTTCATTCTAAATGAAGGATTTAAGACTCTTCCAACATTCCCAGACTGGGATAAATTGATTGCTTCTGTTGTCAATACAGGAGCAAATATTGAGATTCTTACATCTAGTGGCGGTGAAGAATTTCATTCAATCGTAGCAGATCAAAAGAAATTTTGGCTAAAATCTCATAATATAGATTTTCCAGTCAATGTTGTTCCTGGAAGACGATTTAAAAAAGATTTTGCTAATCCATCAACATTGTTGATTGATGATACACAAGATGTTGTTATGGCATTTCATGATGCTGGTGGATATGCGATTCAACATACATCATTTGAATTGACATTGCCAATGTTGAATAGCTTTTTTTGTGATGAGCGAATTGTATAAACATTGTGCTTGACTCAACTATTCATTTATCATAGAATGACATCATACATCGACACATAAGGAGTTACTTGTATGATGTCCAATGTCTATACGTTTAAAGCAACGCAAAAGTTTCGAGTAGTGATTGATTCTGTGTGTTTTTATAGCAATGCAAAGCAGATTCGAAATGGTGTTGGAGATTTTACGAATTGCAATATTGCTGTACTTCAAGCACTTGAAGCATTTGAAAAACTTCGCTCTAGCGATGACATTACATCAAGCGCATCTGGTCTTGCTGGAACTTGGAATGGAATGAATATTCAACTTAACATTGTTTGAAAGAATATAATGTCAACTCGCAGTTTTGTCTCTATTCTTGTTAATGATGTGTATCGAACGATTTATGTTCATTTTGATGGATATCCAGAAGGTGTTGGGTTAGCGTTGCAAAACTTTAATACATATCATTCAGCACTTGATTTGATTGCTGCTGGAGATCGATCCAGTATCGATGGCGAAGTTTATAACGAACCCTATACTGAGTATTCTTCTTTTGAAGAATTTCTGCATGCTGCAAAGAATTCTTGGATTGAATGGTATTATATTTTCAAGAATGGCAATTGGCATTGCGGAAATACGTATAGTCATGATGAACTATACGAACAGGTTGTATTGTTTTCTAATGTGATTTCTTCTGGAGATTATTGTGATTAAGTTTATCGTTGAGCATCTGGAGATTTTTGCTTATTTTGGTGGAATGTTGCAAGGAGCATTTGTTTCATATTTGTGGTTTGCTCCAGATACCAAATTTAAACAATCGGTGATTGATGGACTTATTTTTAAGTTTATTTGGGGAAGATTTGTAAAAAAGGAAGTTGAAGAAGATCCATATGAGATGTTGTTGCCAAAGAAATCGCTAAATAGAAAAGTTAGATAACAATGTCTAAAGAATAACAATAGCCGAGTCAAAAGGAGACGAAGATGGCAATAAAGATTAGTGGCGATACAGTAATTGATGATGGTGCAGCTTTTACAGGCGCATTTTCTAAGGGTATGAAGCCAAATATTCAAATTGATTCATTTGTTGGAACTGTTACATCTGCATCAACTACATCAGGAAATAACTGGTTAGCGACTGATCAAAAGAATAGTTATTGTGCATTATCAACTAGTACATTTATAATTGGTGTAAGAAATGGATCTGCTTTGACAGCACATGTTATAACAGTAGATGGATCATATCAAACAACTGTTGGTTCAGCACAAACATTAATCTCAAGTTCCACTATATCTTCTTTATTTCATATTAATAAAATAAACTCAACAACTGCTTTATTGTGCTATACAGATACGTCAACAAATACTTTGTATGCCAGAGTTTTAACTGTTTCTGGAACAACAATAACAACAGGTGCTGCATATACGATAGATAGTTCTTCCAGCAGTGCGGCATTATGTAGCACAAAGAGAGTTTCTCCAGAAAGCTCTGCAACTAGATATCTTGTAGGATATTATGTCGCTGATGGTTCTTCTTATAGAAATACAAAAGTTGCAGTTCTTGATATATCTGGAACAGTAGTAAGTGTTTCATCAAACACTACTGTGTTTACAAACAATAATACTGTTACTTATCCATCTATCGCATTATATGAGCGCGATGATGCAACAATATCACCATATACATTTGTTGCAACAACTCCGAGTGCATATTCTGCAACTTGGAGCAGAGATTCTACAGGATTGGTAACAATAACATATACTGGAATAACATCATATATAGCTGATAACACGACTGCCATATTCATAGATCCATACTTAGAATTTACAAGTGGATCTTCTCCACCATCAAATGCGTATTATACTGTGTATGCACAAGATGCTAATACATTACAGTTTACAACAACAAATACAACAGCATCAAGTGGCAATGTAACTATATATAATACATCACTAAACCGTGGATCTTTTTCTTTATCTGGCTCAACAATATCTAGTCTATCATTCAGTGAGACTAGTTCGCCAACATTATTAACTGGTGCTATAGTTAATTCTTCGTTTTCTAATGGATTTACGCTACATCAAACAGGAAGTACAAAAATTATTGGTTCAACTAATACGCTTAACGAATCGTTGTCTTTTATTGTAATTGCGGACTCATATAAATCCTCCAGTTCTAGTGAAAGAATTTATTTTTTTAATGACGGCTCAGGTTACACTAATTTTGGGGGCAGATTAAGTGGTTATACAAAAGAAGTTTTTATTCCATTAGGAGTAGGTAACGCTGTTAGTGTAGAACATCATATTAGAGAAAAAAATATATTAGTTTTACTTGAATATTCTAGCGTGTATGCAAGAATGATTGTGTTACAATATTCCCAAACACTTAATACATCTATATCAAATAATTCACTCTCGTCTGCTAATAGTCTGGAAAACAAATATTTAACAGACACGCTTGATATGGGAATTAGTTACACACGTATTCCATTTATTGAATCATTGCCATCTACATCTATTGTTGGCGCTGACTCCATAATGTTACTTGAACGTTCTAATAATGCAAGATGCGCTTTATTTCCAACAGCAGACAAAGACATTTACGTATTAACATATAGCGCAGCAACTACAACATTTGCAGTTTCTGTTAGATTTAAAAATTTCTCTTTTTAAAGTATACTCGTATATGAAAAAATTTTTAGAATGGTGGATTCTTCTTCTAATTCAAATCTCTGGATTAGGTCTTTGTTATTATTTTGATCTGTTTGAATGGGTATGGGAAAACGATGCCACTAAGCTGAGTTTTCTCATACTAGCAATTTGGATTGTTATGACTATCAAATGCGGCATCAATGCTATCGCATATGATAAACTGGCAACTCTGAATGGCGGATTCATTAAAACTAGAACACGAGAAAGACTTGACGCAAAGCTAGAATCTGGATGGTTTGCTTCTGATCAGTGCCTAACAATAGGTATGCTAGGCACTGTTATTGGATTTCTTTTAATGATGAGTAGTTTAGCAATGAACAATGCCGATGTCGAAGCAATTCAATCAATGCTAAAAACAATGAGCACAGGAATGTCAACTGCACTCATTACAACAGCAATCGGCATGATATTTGGTAATCTATTGAAACTACAATTATTTTTGATTAGCCGTGAAACATAAGAAATATCATTCAGATACAGCATTTCTAGATCTTTTTCTAAACGCACTCCTTGGATTTGTTTTTCTGTTCATAGTCAGTTGGCTATTAATAAATCCAGTAGCCAAAAACAAAGTTACAGATGCCAAAGGCGAATTCATCATCACAATAAGCTGGGATGATGACAACGCAGATGACATTGATACATGGTGCAAAGATCCTGCTGGCAATGTAGTATCATTCAGACAAAAAGAAATCGGCGTAATGCATCTCGATAGAGATGATATGGGACTAGTAAACGACAAAATAGTTCTTGCAACTGGTGATATTCTTGAAGTCAAAACAAATAGAGAAGTACTAACGATTCGCGGAATTCATCCCGGCGAATATGTAGTTAATCTTCATCTATACAATAAAAGATCAAAAACAGAAACAAATGTTAAAGTTGATGTTCTGAAATTGAATCCTTTTTATACAATCGCTACAAAAACTGTTACTTTATACAAACAAGGTCAAGAATTAACTGTTATTCGTTTTACAGTTGATGCGAATGGTGATGTATCAGATATCAATGATATTCCTACAATGATTGCAAATGCAATCGACACATATAGCACTGGCGGAGCACATACACCATGAGTTTCTTTGTAATTGGAATTTGGCTTACTCTTGCTCTAAGCGTAGTGTGTTTTCTTGCATGGGAAATTATCTATACAAAAGGATTATGGTATCTTAAAGCGATATCATCTGCAATTGTTATTGCTCTAATATTTTTCTCTATCTTCACATGGAGAGAAATCCAAGGCACACCAAAGTATATTAAAGATCCAGATGGATTAATTGTCAGAAGCTATATGATTAAAGAGCCAAAAAATGCAGAAAAAGGTAAAATCTGGCTATGGGTAACCGATCCAAAGAAAACAAGTGAACCATTCAATATAGAAATTCCATATAGCAAAGATATTCATAAAAAACTTATGCAGAATAAAGCTCTAGCTGAAGGCAGAGGACAAAGAATTAAAAAACAAAGACAAGAAGACGCAGAAACTGCTAAAGCAGAAAGACAATACATTTTTGAAGATGTTATAAAATTTATACCAAAAGAACAACTGTAAAGGAGAACCAGATGTCATATTGGGGATATCATCTTATGCTTGATTGCAAAGGATGCAATAAAAATGTATCTGATCCAAAAGCAATATATGATTTCAATAAAGAATTAGTTCAACGAATCGATATGGTAGCACATGGCGAACCTATCATCGAATTCATGCTTCCAGGAGATCCTAAACAAGGATTTAGTCTTGTTCAACTTATAACAACATCAAATATTTGCGCACACTTTATGGATCATGATAGAACAGCATATCTAGATGTCTTTAGCTGCAAAGAATTTGATCCAACAACAGTAAAAGAAGTATTCGTCAAATACTTTGAACCAGAAAAAATTCGAGTCAACTACATCACTCGAAACGCAGACTAAAAAAGAGATGTCTAATACCTGAGCGGTTGACTCGGGTATTCTTTCTTGCTATACTGCATCCATCGCAACACACAAAGGAGTTCGAGATGCTTACAGCAAGTTTTATGTCCGCAGATTGGCAGTTTCGTGATGACTTCAAAGTGAAGTCTGACATCGAGAAGAACTTCATTGGATATATCGGCATTGATCCAATCGATGCACCGTCTTCGATTGCTGCTGGTTATCACATGACTTGGCAGTGTGTCAGCAACAAAAATGAATACATTGGTCTTCCCGCATGTGTGTCTAGGGAAAAATAAAAAGTCTTGACAATTTTTAGATCCTGTACTAAACTACAGTCTTCTTGATAGGATTACATCATGTCTAATACGCCAACAATCAATCTTTCTGTCTGCGACTTTGACAAGACCCGTAAGGTACTCAAATTGGTATCAGAATATATTGGAATGCCCAGGGAGTTTTTTGTTAAAAGTCATCACACGAACAAGGTGATTCGCTTTGTATCTATTGGTCCAAGCGATTCGCTGTATGATGAAGATGGCTGGGACGGAGAGCAAAAGATCTATCGTCCAGCAACGCCAGTTAAGAATGTCGATCATCTTGTTATCTACAACGCTTGGTAAAAGGAGTCTATATCATGAGCAAGAAGTCCAATTTCGATGCAAAAGTTCTCGTTGAATCTCGCAATAAGCAAGTTATTGAATCTATTGATAAGATTCTTGCAGGCACAGCAACACAAGAAGAAAATCTAAACTTTCTTCTTACGATGAGTGAAGATTGGATTAAGTATCCGTTTGAAATGAAGCAATAAATATTTTATAAAGGAAATATATCATGGCTAAAGAAAAAAATCGATTTGATCTGGAACAAGAAATTCTTTCTTGCTGGAACATTACGTCAGATCTAAATGTTCTATTGTCCGTGTTTGATCGAGAGCATACAGAAGATGAATTGATGAATATCATTATTGGTATTCGAGAACTGTATGATCAGAAATTTCAAATTGCATTTAATACATTTGAAGAATGCATTCGCAAAAAAGAATTTAAGGACGTTAAATTTTGATTTAATGATTTATAGGTGACTTCTAATCATGTTTTATACTTTTTTAAAATACAATGAAGTCATCTCTAATTCTATTAAAAGAAGCCATGGAAGCATTAAATGCTTGTAAAGCATATGTTCCGGCAAAAAAAGCAGTGGAGATAAAAAATCTTGTTGATGATATTCAATATGCAATCCTTCAAGAAGAATTGATAGTGTATAAAAAAAGACATCGACAAATTTCGCTAGAAGATTTTCAAGACACAATTCCTCAATCATTGTCATAAGAGGTAAGTATGCAAGATTCTACATATACAATTGACGTTCAAGAAGATGAAAATGGAGAACTTTTCATTGCTCTTCCACAAGAGATTCTTGAAACCCTTTCATGGAAAGAAAATGATCAAATTCTTTGGCAAGACAACAAAGATGGATCTTGGTCATTGACAAAGAAAGAATCATGAAATATAATACTTTTACAATGTTCTGGCTGCCATACATGGCAGAAACACTTCTAGCATCTATTGTTTTAATTGAGATTCTAAAATGAAACTCTACATTGGTCCATATAGAGACTGGATTGGTCCATATCAAATCGCTGAAAAGCTACTTTTCTGGCGCAATAAAAATTCAGATGCTGTTTATAAATTTGGCAGATTTCTTGCGGGATCAGAAGAAAAGCCAAGCATTCTGAATAGATTTTTAGAGTGGATTCATTCTTTCAAGAAGCGTAAAGTAAAAATTAAACTTCATCCATACGATACGTGGAATATGGATGAAACACTTTCGATTATTATTCTTCCACTTCTATTGCAACTAAAAGAACAAAAGCCAGGATCACCAAATGTTGATTTAGAAGATGTTCCAGAAGATCTTCGTGTTGATTATTCTAAAAATTTAGAATATAATCAACAACAAGCATTCGACTTTTATGCGGATGATGAATTTGAACATACAGAAATGGATATCCATGCTCGATGGGAATGGGTATTGAATGAAATCATTTGGACATTTGAACAACTGCATCCATCGAATAATTGGCAAGAGCAATATTATTCCGGCAAATTGTCCCTTGATAAAAAACAACTAGATGATTCTAATCTTGTAGAGCTTGTTGAAAGTAAAAATAGCACATTTAAGATCGATCATGAGGGATTAAACAACCATCAAAATAGAATTGATAATGGACTAAAACTGTTTGGAAAATACTATCAAGCACTTTGGAGCTAATCGTGAATATCTTTTATTTGTCTAATGATGTTGTTGAATGTGCAGAAATGCATTGCGATAAACATACAGTGAAAATGATTGTAGAATATGCACAAATTTTAAGCACTGCACATCGAGTACTTGATGGCAATCCAGAGAAAGTTTTATCTGATTCTGGTCGTCGTCTGACAAAATATATTCTTGATGATAATCGCGATAAAAATCTATATTCAGCTACTCATATCAATCACCCATCAACTGCATGGGCAAGGAAGTCATATCATAACTACGTTTGGCTTAGTAAACTATTATTCTGGCTAGCTAAAGAATATACTCATCGGTATGAAAAAACACATCTTGTTGAGCGATCTGGTCTTCTTTGTGATTTGTTAAATGTTCCAAATCATCTATCAAAAACTATTACACATTCTGTATTCACAGAACCGCCGCCGGCAATGCCAGATAAATATAAAGTTGTGAATAATTCTATTTCGTCATATCGAAACTACTATATTCATGAAAAAGCATCATTTGCTTCATGGAAGAAGCGAGAAGTCCCTAACTGGTTTTCTGCATCATGAACACTTTTGATGATTGGTTTAATGACAAGCAAAGTTATTCTCCTCGATCAGAATACTTTTATTGGGAAGTTGGATTTGACAGTCTTCCCAAGAATAGATATAATATAGCACTTCACTGGCTTAAAGCTGCATATGAACGAGGATATAATGATGCAAAAGAAGAAATTAACTCTGATTAGAGGTCTTCCTGGTAGCGGAAAATCTACGTTAGGTGCTGCTTTGGCAAAAGCAGAGTCTGGAATTCTTCTAGAAGCTGATCAATTCTTTGTTAATTCTCTTGGAGAATATAGCTGGAATCGTGAACATCTGTCAGAAGCACATCATTGGTGTCAAGAAAAAACAAAAGAATTCTTGACCCAAAATACTCCAGTATTTGTTGCAAATACATTTACAACAGCACGAGAACTTCTGCCTTACTTTATGATTGCACAAGATTTCGATATCATACCAACTGTTATCTTGATGCAAAATATGTGGGGAAATATTCATGGAACTCCAAAAGAAACTTTGGAGAAAATGGATAAGAGGTTTGAATACAAAATTGATTTTCTATTTGATCTTTTAAAGGATAATTGAATGAAAGTTCGTCTAATTGGATATACAAAAGCATGCAATGAATTGGAAAATATGGATTCATTGAATGATATGATCGCATATTGTGCTAGGGTAAGTAATCCTAGCAATCAATACAATACAGCAACATCTGATAAACTTATTGCATATCTAGCAAAGCATAAGCATTGGAGTCCATTCGAAATGGCACATGCTACGATTGAAATTGAAACTACACGAGACATTGCTAGACAAATTTTACGCCACAGAAGTTTCGCATTTCAGGAGTTCTCCCAACGGTATTCGGATCCAACAAAAGATTTGACATTTGAATTTCGCGAAGCTCGATTGCAAGATTCAAAGAATCGTCAGAATAGCATCGAACTTGATCTATCAAATTCAGAATATCAAGAACTAAATCGCATTTGGCTAGAAAAGCAACAAGCAGTAATTGCTGCCGCAAAAGATGCGTATACTTGGGCAGTATCAAATGGCATTGCAAAAGAACAAGCACGAGCAGTTTTACCAGAAGGCAATACCGCATCGAGGATGTATATGTCTGGATCAATTCGATCTTTCATTCACTATATTGATGTAAGAACAGAAGAAGGGACTCAGAAAGAGCATCGTCTTATTGCAAAAGCAGTTGCAGAGGCAATCAATACTATTTTCAATATTACACAGTATGTTCGATCATGATTGACATCGATCAGCTAATCGAGTTAGTTAAAGAAGTAGAATCTGAAGATCCTATCAAATGGCATTCATCAAAGGAATCTCTAGATTCTGCTAGACGATTAGTTTCTCTTGGTATTCTAGAAATGTATAAAAACATGCCAGAAGAATCAAGAGAATATACTCTACTTGCATCAATGACAAAACTTGTTTTAGAAAACTTTATTCTTAATTTAAAATTACAAAAAAATGACTAAAAATGTTTTAATTATTGGTGCTGGTATAACAGGTGTTACATCTGCATATTTTCTTGCTAAAAAAGGATTTAATGTAACAGTTGTTGAAAAAGAATCTTATCCAGCAATGATGACATCATATGCTAACGGTGGACAACTAAGTGTTTCGAATTCAGAAACATGGACAACATGGTCAAATGTATTGAAAGCATCTAAATGGCTTTTCAATAAATCTGCGCCGTTGCTTGTTCGTCCAACACCATCAATCGCTAAGATTTCTTGGTTGCTAGATTTTCTTTGGCAAACAGCTACAAATACATATGAAGAAAATACAAAGAAAACTATTTCTTTAGGACTAAGGGCTAGAGAACTGTATTTTGATATTGCAGATAAAACATCTATTAATTTTGATCTAAAGCAAAATGGTATTTTACATTTTTATAAAGATCAAAAATACTTTCAATCTGCCATTAATGCAACTAAAAATCTTTATGTTCCATCTGGTGTAAATCGTCATATTATTACACACGATGATGTAGTTCAGATTGAACCTATGCTTTTATACAGTAAAGGCATCGTCGGTGGAACATACACAGAAGATGATGCAATGGGCGATATTCACAAGTTTTCAAATGAACTTGCTCAGTATTGCGAATCTAAACTTGCAGTAAAGTTTCTATTCAATACAAGTATCAAATCTGCTGAAACAGCATTTGGTTTACATGATATCGAATTTAGCAATGGACAAATGCAAGATTTTGATTTTGTTCTTATCTGCGCAGGAGCAGATAGTTCATCGGTAGCAAAATTATTTCATGATTATATTGATGTATATCCAGTAAAGGGGTATTCTGTAACCATCAAAGACAATGTTAATGTATTTCCACAAGTGTCGTTGCTAGATGATCAAGCAAAAATTGTAACATCAACGCTTGGAGATAGATTGCGAGTTGCTGGTACAGCAGAACTTGATGATTGGAATCTAGATATTCGAAAAGATCGAATTACTCCATTATTGAATTGGGTAAAGACAAATTTTCCAATGATCGATACGAGAGATTATAAGCCATGGGCAGGACTTCGTCCTATGACTGGATCGATGATTCCAATTGTACGTCCAGGTAGATTGAAAGGTGTGTACTATAATACTGGACATGGACATCTTGGATGGACACTTGCTCCAGCTACAGCAAATATAATTGCTGACGTTATATACGAAGATGCGAAATAAACTTATTAAACGAATCGAAGACTTGCAATCTTTATTGCAAGTTTTTGTCATGGTAGATCTGAAAAATTTATCAAACGAAGAACTGATGGATATTTTAGAAGAGTTAGCGATTGAAAAATTCTTACAAGAAGACGTAGGACATTAAAGTTTACAATGTGATCCGCTAGGATCTACTGGATCTAATAAATGTTTGCATATCCATTGTGCAATATAGAATCTCCATGTATTTTTATTTTTAAGATGTCTTACTAATCTAGCTGTCACTAAAAGTTCTTTTGGCAATTCCCAGAACAGAATAGTAGCTAATGTAATATTTGATAGGATATCTACAATAAATCCTATTGCTACAAATGGAATACTTAAAAAAATAGCATATCGATTTAGGCGTTTAGCCAGATATGCTCTATAAAGTCCAACAACTAATACGTATAGTCCCCAAGATGCCCACAAATATGCAAGAAATATCAAAATCGAAGTAATCATACGCGCCGATAAAAGTCTATATATCGGCTTATTTATGCATCAGTACTAGGGCGACATCAACTATTCAAATAAAAACGCACCAGAGCTATTCTGGTGCGTTCCTCCTATGGGTTTAGAAGTCTTCTAGATCATCTAACATTTGTTTCATATCTTTAGACATAAGATACTTCATAATTGACATCTTATTGCCGTTTGGTTTTTGTTCATATGCTAGAGAAATTTCTTCTCGCAATTTTTTTGGAATTGCACTGAATGAAATCATCCGAGTGTTTTCAATAATTCGTTGCTTTGTAAAATCATCTGGAGCAGCATCTAACATATTTTTTGCTTCTAGCATTGGAAGCATCTTTTTTTCTGTTGCTGGTTTTTGTCGTATACCGGTTACAAAAGAATCTGCTGGACTAAAAACATTTGCAACTCCATCGCCCTTATCTCCTGTAAGGATCAATTTCCGAAGAAATTGTTTGGATGATTCTTCAAGCTGAGCATATTTTTTCTCTCTTGGAATCCATTGCCGAATGTTTTTATGCGTTAGCAGTTGTTTAGCATCTTTATCACTTGAGATTATGAGAGTTTTTTCAGGATCACCAGTGTTTAGCTGAGACTCGGTATTTTTATT